CCATTAAAGTTATAAACGCGAAGTGGAATTCCAGTTTTTGAATACTGGGTCACTGTTGCTTGAGACTTATACTCAGATGATGCTGCGGAACCCAAAGTTCTAAGGTTGCCTTCATGTGAGTTGATAGAGGACATCCAATCTTCCATTGCATTTCGAATGAGGAAATCTTCATCATTTATAATGGTAACTGTCCAAGGCTCGAAAGTTCTATCTCCAGCGATTTTTATTTTACGACCGAAATACGGAACTTCGATTGTGCCCAAAGTACTCTCTGGGATTATTGCAGTCTGTACCATAAAAGGTGTTTTGAGATCGCCTATTGCATTTACAGGGTTAGTAATCTGTACTTGAAATAGCGATGCTCTAGCACCTCCGAAGGTCAACTGGCTTTTAATTTCATTGATGTTGAAAGCCATTATTCATTTCTCCTTTGAATTAGTATTTATTAAAAATTGCCTACGACTTCACTGAACTCTACGCCCGATCTTACCGCAACGAAATTGAGCTGAATAAAGTTGATTGAACGAACTGGCTTAATGTAAATGTCTCCAACAAACCTGTTGCTGTCTATAACTTCTGCCGTGTTATTTGTCTCATCTGCAACAACCATGAAGTCATAGATACCGCGACGGCCTTGTACGTCTCGCAGGAATGGCTCAATCATGTTCTTAAACTGCGCTCTAGTGAATTCATCGTTGAACTCAAATAACGTTGCTTTAGCGGCAACTTCAATAGATTTCTCTAGTACGATGAACAATCTTCGAACGTTAATTCTATCGAAAGCAGATGCTATACCAGCATTAGTTTTATCGCCAAAGAGTATGTGACCACCACCTGTTCCAGGTCTAGAAATGACTGGGTTGACGTTGGCTTTATACATAAGGTCGCGCTGTGATTGGTTTGCATTAAATCGCAGTTTAGTCGCATTTTTAATTTCGCCTCTTGCATAGCCAGCTGGTGAGAACCAGGGGTCCCTTTCATCGTCAGTTCTCGCACAAAGACCAGCAATGTCACCGTTTAGTGGAACCCAGCGATAACGATCTGCGTACTTATCTAGTTGATACTTATAGCCACTATCGATAAAAGCGTAATTAGATGCATTGATCTGCCCAGCAAAATTAACAATAAGCTGTGCTGTCGCATCAGTTAATTCGGGACTAATAAACGCAACACAATCTTTACGTACTTCACATACATTATCGATGATGTAGTTAGCAAGCACTGTGCCTCTTGGCTTACCCTGAAGAACAAAGGATATATCGAGCTGAGTTTTATCATTGAAGGTATCATAGCCTAAAGCCATATCACCTATTCGCATAGTCCCTTCGTCCATACCATCACTACCTGTGGTCATATCTGTTATACTATCATACGTGACCTCCGAGGCAGATATATCATCCGCCTGAGCATCGGTACATTGAATCCAGTTAGATTGCTGCTCAAGGCGATCAGTAATGTAGTTTGTTGAGCTATCCTCATTCAACCTTCCGTCAATCCAACTTACATTAGAATAAGTTTCTAATATGGTATCCGCAAGACCGGAAATTTCTCCATCATTATCTCGTACTACCAGATGCATCGTATCAGCAACAGGATCAGCGTCAAATAAATCTGCATCTCCCCATTGAGTGCTATATATCCTTCCACTATAGTCTTCAACACTTGTCTTGTACGGGGTAGTGAAAGCAACAGTTATTTTAAAACTCTGCAATCGAGTAAAGGTGTGTGCGGTTCCAACTCCTACCGCAGTAATTACATTTGCCGTAACTGAGTTGTGTTGGAACTTTAGTTGTATTGTATCGACATCTACCTTTATCACAACATAGATGCCATTGTCCTGCAATCCAGTAATAGTATTGCTAGCAGAAATAAATTTAACAGTTGTTCCGCTATTAACATCAGTGATAACACCGCTTATAGTGGCGGTAGTCGAGATTGCAGCACCGTTCAAGTCAGTCAAAGTAGCAGTACCAGTACCGTTTGTTACGCTTACAAGATACTCACCAGCGTCTATTTCACCTTCATTGCCAGATACTGTACCAGTGACAGTAACTTTATCCCCAACAGCTAGGTCTGGAGTAGGATCATCAAATGCTATCCCACCTACAGTATCTGTGATCGTAAGATTAACAAAAGTTGTTTGGGTAGAAGTGCCAACATCGTACTGGACGATATCGCCAGTTGAATACCCGTGGGTAGGAATAGTGATAGTATCGGCAGCCAAAATAACAATTCCTCCATCTGATGCGTCAAATGTTTTGACGTTACCAGCAGCGCGGTCCTGTATAGCATTGGAGACACTTGCTACTTTCATCACTGCTCCAGTGCTTAAAAGAATATTGTCTCCTACTCCAGCTACCAACTGAGTACCTGCTGAGGAAGCAAATCCTGATATTGTTGCTTGAGACGAGCCATAGGGGAGAGTTAACGTTTCGGTTCTTGCGACAGGATCAAAACTACCACTTTTACAGTACGAGGTTCTGAGTGAGTTGCCCAATTTACCAACATATTTTGCATTAAAAAGTGTGCTTGTTGCTTGTTTTGTTTCCTGTGTAGTAGGGACATACGAATCAGGATTGTTATCGGGTCCATTTGGACTAGCGACTACGCGAGTAACAAAAAGAGAATTACTATACGATAAAAAATTTCTAGCTGTAAACCAAGTTTCTGAGTTGGTCCATTGTGGTGACACCGTTCTGCCGCTTGTTTCTGGCTGACCAAACTGTGCTACCAAATCAGCTTCGGAAGTTACTAAAGTGGGAGTATTTACTGGTCCCCAGCGAAAGACTCCGGCTATTGCTGCATCAGTAGTCGATACGGCAGGGACGATTTGGGTCAAGTCAATTTCACTGATGTTAATGCCTGGACTTACTTGAATGGCCATTCTTATTCTCCTTGTTATTCTGTACGTTATAAACTTTTGGTGTTCGTATATTTATAATATATGCGACTCAGGTATTTCAATACTGTAGCCAATCATGTACTGTGTTGGGTTGTTCTTTCGATATATCTTCGTCATAGGTATTAAATCCTATGGGCAGTAAGCTTTCCATAAGCTGCTCTTCATTTCGTGTTCTTAGGTTCTCTATGGTATTTATATCTGTAACTTCTTTGAAGAATGATTGATCTGACATCCAAGCAAATAGTACTAGACACATAACTAAATCGTCATGGCAGCCTGGTTCTGCTTCATATGAATTTGCTTTTCTGGAGAATGTCGATAGTTCTTTTATTGTTTCGTGATCATGTATTCTCAATTGATCTTGCTCGATAAGCATTTTCAGCATATTACACCCGACAGACTTAACTGACTTGGTAGTTCTAACGCCTTTATCGGCACCTTTTGCAAATCCTGTCGATATTCTTTTACCTGCTCTACCAGCAGATTCAGTAAACATCAACGTCTCTACTTCGAACTCATAGTGTAGTATTTCCGATACTTGCTCACCTATGTCGTTAATTTCTACAAGAGTATACGCTTCATTGTACCTTTGTATACTTCTATATATGATTTCGGCATAGTCAACAGGAGTAATTGTATTGTCTTTATATACGCAGACTTGATTGTAAGGCATCTCAGTCACGTCTATTATTTGAAAGGCTGAATAGTCCAAACCCTTTCCTCTAGAGACATCCACAACACATATGTATATGTGATCTTTAATTGGCTGTGAGTAGACTTTCATGTGGAGAGTTTCTGCGACAGGCGATAAATATACTAGCCTTTTTAGTGTATCTCCTTCCAGTAGCGTATTCGAACTGCCTAAAAACTGGCAGCAAAATTCTTGACTAAACTTTTGTCTGTCAAAATCCATTGCGGCTAGTGTGTCTTGTTTCCAAGCTTCATCGCGACCGGGAACTCTATCCCAAGGCACCTCTATATAGACATATCCATTACGATCTTCTTTAGCTCCTATGCACGTTTTATAGAAGTGATTTAGTCCGTTGGGTGTTGAAGTAAATAATATCTTAGTGGTGTTTCCTGATGATATCGTTGGAAAAACAGAGCCGAAAAACTCTTCCCAATTTTCTACCCAAGCTGTTTCATCTACGTATAGGAACGAGCAAGATTTTCCTCTTATCGCGCTAGACGATGTACTAGATGCGATGATCTTACATCCGTTCTCAAACTCAACAGAACCTTTATTCCACTCAATAACACCTTGCTGTAACCATTTGGGTAGTGCTTCATATGCAATTTTGATGCGATCAAGAATCTCTCTTGCCGTATCTCCTTTATTAGCCAGTAACGCACACGTCTTATAATCATTGAATATTACGTAGTGAAGAATAA